TCATCGATGATACAATACCTACCACATCAGATAATACAGGTATAGTAGAAGAAACCAAACCGGCAAAGAAACTCAAAAAGACGGAGTTGGTAGAATCTTCATCCCCAGCTACCGATACCAATGGTAAACCTATTAAGAAGAAAACCACTAAAACCAAATAGTATGAGTACGTTACTGATTATAATTCTATCCGTATTCAATATGTTACTCGCTTTCTCTATAAAGATGGCAGTAAACGATAAGACAAGGAAAGAGTATCTATCGTATAAATGGGTAAAGTGGATTCTATTAATACCACCTGTATCTATTATACTTGCCTTTGTTATGGTAGTATTCGGTATTCTATATACTATCTATATGGCATTAGATTTATATCTGTCCAACGATTAATTAACTAAATTATAAAACCCCTTATTATGTATAACAATTACAATGATATCCAAGCGTATGAGGCCTTGGAAAATGAAAGAACGAAAACACAATTAGACCCATCTTATCAACAATGGGTGAAAGAATTACACATTTCTCAATCGTATGTAGACCCGGAAAGTACTATCAAAGCGAAATACCTAACCGACCAATATGATTTTTCGACCACTTCACCGAAATCTTCTTTTCTGAACTTCTTAAAAGTGAAAGGTATATGGAGTTAAACATTAGTGGTTTAGATAAAATAGTAGGTCACCAAATCTGCAATCGTAAAATAGAGAACGTAAGTATTGCTAATAGATATAGAGATGGTTCAACTTCGTATGTGTTTCATTTTCCGGAAATACCGCATTACAATTATGGAAACACATATAAACAATGGGAAAGTGAATTTGAGGTTCACCTTTACCGAACTCCTAAAAATGATAAGTACGAATTGTTTTGGATGGGATTACACGGTGTAACTTGTGCAGAATTATCCAAAGAAGATATTGGAAACTTTGATAAATTCATTGACGGTTTAGTAGTAGTGGTTCAAAGAGGTAAAAGATATTGGATGGAAAATAGATAAAATATGAAAAAGAAAAAAGATTATTCAATTTGGATTATGATGTTAGTGTATATTATTGCAATAGCATTATTAATGGTGTTATCATCAAACCTATAAAGAATTATGTTACAAATAGAAAACCCAGATAAGTTAAACTTTCATAGTAAACTCACAACGAGAAATATAGAATTTGAAATTGTATATCAAAGAGGGAACGCTATGGAATACCTATTTCGTATATTGAGAGATGGTGTATTAGATGCGAAGTTGACCGTAATGAGAGAATTGAATGGGGATTTTGTATTCCTTTATTTTACCGATGCGAATGACCATTATATCTTATCAAAGTTTAATTTAGATATGGATACATTTCGTGATAGAGGTAAATTTATATTTTGGATTACTGAAAAATTCCTTAATGGGTATAAATGATAGTATATGCTAATAATAGAAAATATAGAATCCCTAGCCGGTAAGTTCATCGGTCAATGGAAGATACATAACATATCAATAGGAAACGATATCTACTATATAAAAGTATTGGGTCCAGGTACATCCTTCGATATGTTTAACCTTATGATTGATAGGCGGAGAACGGCACATGGTGATTATCATGTATCATGCTTTGAAACGGGTAACGAACAATACATACCAATAGAGGTTATAAGGGATAGGGATGAGTTTGTTTCATTTTTAATACACAACTTAACATAACATGTTACACATACAAAACATAAGAAAGGCACTCAATAGGAAGGTATTTGCTAATTGGGTAATCAAAGATGTGAATGGACATCCCACTCAATCAAAGTATATGTTTGATATTCATTGCTTCTCTCCAATAGGAGTAGTGATGGATAGATGTACAATATCCATAAACCGAATCTCTGTAAATGTCCTAAACCCTAAAACAAATAAGAGAGAGGCGACATACTTCTTTAACTACAACGGAGACCATACCAATGTATGTGGTTCGGCGGATTGGTTAGCGGATATGGATAACTTCACCGCTCAATTAGAGTATATTATTACAAACTACCATAATAAAAAATAAGATGCTAACAATAAAAAATTTAGATAAGATAGTTGGTAAGACATTCACACCTGATTTGAATTGGAGAGTAAGTAAAGTGTGGGAAGATACATCTAAGTATAATTTCATATTGGATAGGTATAATAATAATTTTAAGATTGATTATACTACAAAGATTTCAATTGTCCGATTGCATGGTTCTACTTTGGGGCCTGGTACGCTTCTTTACCGATTTCTATATGAAGGGTATGATACTGATAATTGGGCGTGTGTATTGGATTTAAAAGATATGGGCTTTGTATTAGAATCATTTGAAGCAATAATAAAACGAATACCAAGATGATAACAATAGAAAACGTAGAGAAGATAAGGCATCTTACATATCACCCGATGGATATAATTACCCATCAAACACATTATCAATTTAATGTTGCGTTTAGTAATCTTCCAAATTTAGAAATAACATTAGGTAGATTTACTCCATTAGTGCAAGATGGTAGACCACACCCGAATAGAGGAAAGTATTTATTATGTTGTCAGCAAGAATTAATTTGGTTTAGCAAACATGAGTTGAGGGATATAAAAAATGTAATGAATGGAATTAGAACAATAATAAAAAATTTATGTTAAAAAGATTAAATATAGAAAACTTTGAATCCATTAAAGGCAAAGAAACTCAAAATCTAAAAATAGAAGATGCTGGTTGGGATAGTTTCAATGACCAATATTACATTATGTTCGATATTAAAGGAAACCAAACTAGCGCACGTGGTGAAGTGATTATTAAGAGAGAACCATCCTCTCGATATAAAGGGGCATTCTATTTGGAGATACGTTGGGAAGCCCGTAATAATTGCATTTATAATGAAGATGTAATGCATGGTGTGTTTAAGAAAAAAACAGAAATGTTTGCAAAGCTGGATGAAATAATAATGGAAAAACTAAAAAATAAAAATATATGTTAATATTAACAATTGCACTTATATTGTATTACATTGTATCGGTAGGTTGGTTGGGATACTATCTTATATCAGATTCATACGAGTCCGATGAATTGACGGTGGCTGGTTTAATTGGTTACATATTGTTTGTACCCATTATTGGTCCATTCTTTTTTCCAATATTCGCAGGAGAGAGATTAAGCAGAATCAAAATCCGAAAGAAGAAAGATAACAAACCTTATTATCAAATGAATAAAAATTATATTAATGAAGAACTTAACGATTAGTAACTTTGAACGTATGGATGGATATGAAGTTGGTGGATGGGACCTTTATGCCCCAACTGAAAACGAAAAACATTACACCATAAAGGTTAGAAGAAATGATGGGCATCCAACTCACGGATGTATTCAAATAACAAAAGAATTTTGTGAAGATGGATATATTGCAATTCGTTTGATGTATGATACATTTAATAATTGTATTGGAAGTGGTAAGTACGCTCTAAACGAATTTAAGGATAAAGATAACTTACTCCGAAATTTGGTTTTAGCAATTCAAAGAGAACATGAAAAACATATATAATGATAAAGTTAGAAAACATAGGTAAATTAAATGGAGTAAAGATTGCTGATTGGACTTGTTATATGGTTGAAGAACGTAAAGACCATTATACAATGTTATTTGAATCTTCTACAACAACTGGAGTTATTACTCAATTCCGTCTTTTCAAAGAGGACCAAATTAAAGGATTGTGGACATTAAAGGCCAAAATGGATAATCGTACTATGTTTGTATCTCAATTTCAAACTAATTCTTTTGGAGATACTCAATCTTTAACCAAAGATGAGTTTCAAACATTTGATGCATTTTGTAGAACGTTGACAAGAACTTTACATAAGTTCAATGATATATTAAGGAATGGTATTAATGTTCCAACTACATATCATACTTCATCATTAGCTACGGTAACAAAAAGGATTAATAGCGGGGGACATTCATTTGGTGGATATCAAATACCTAAACCACCACCGATATCACAACCACAATGGTACGTTAGTGAAGAAACCGAATCTAAACCAAAGATGCCTACAATGTGGGAAACATTTAAAGAGATGATAAAGTGGGATAAGTGGATTAACATTTTGTTCCCAATGAAAACTGCAATAGAGCAAGTGATACCTAAAAAGAAAAAGATAACCGCTAAAAAAGCTGCATACTAATATGAAAACATTAAAGATAGAAAATTATAATAAGGTAATAACAACGATGTATCATAAAGATAGATTTATATGCACCAATGCGATTGAAACTGATACTAATTATCGTTTCCAGTTTAGAGATGATGCTGCTCCTTCAACTCGCTATGTTTGGATTGAAGTTAGTCGATTTGGACATTATAATGCTGTTGAGGATGAATGGGAATATCGATTGAACTATCCAAACAGCCCAATACACGTTATAACAGCGAATTGGTTTAAACGTTTTGTAAATGTACTCAAAACATTTGATGCGTGTCTTAAATGTGTAATGTAATGAAAATAAATAAATTAACAGGCGGATTTAGACCTCATGTTATTATTACATCTACTCCAAAAGGCATTAATAACTTTAAAGATTTTTATAGTATGGATAAAAAATTAACAATAGAAAATTTTGATAAAGACCTAAACACAGCTGTATTTTATGGATGGGATATTATTTCGGCGGATGAAACCGAAGATAGCTATTTATTCCAATTACGATATCGAACTGATAATAAATTAAGGGTATATATAACATTGAGTAGGGTATTACAATATGCAGAACTACCTTACTATCCCGAAATGATGTATCAATGTTATATTCACGATGATAATGGTGAGTGGGATAATAGAAGTTGGTTTAGGGCACATGATATAACATATAAAAACTTTTGGGGATTAGTAGAAGAAACCGTAACCAATCATCACCTACCTTTTTAATATGCTAACAATAGTGAATTATAAAAAGATTAAGAACCAGTATTTTGGTAATTGGCAAATCGGAAGGATTGCAGAAGAATCGACTTATTATGCCTTACAAGTACATCACAAATTTGAAAAAAGAAGTGTTACGGTTGTAATATTTAGAGAGGATAAGATTGATACTGAATTTTATGAAACTGCTTATGCTATATCTTTAATCGATGATGATAAAGGTAGTTCATCTATAATCGAAGATATTATTTATAAAGCAGTTTTGGAAGATATGGAGTTATTTGGAGAATCATTAGTACATTATTTAAACACAATATAAAATGGAAAATTTAAAAGAATTAATTAAAGACGTAGAAGGATTCCCGATTGAGGGAGTTACATTTAGGGACATTACACCACTCCTTCAAGATGGTAGAGCATTTCAATCTGCGATAGATGAAATGGTTGTATTAATAGACGAGAACTTTCCTTGTCATTTAGTTGCTGGAATTGAGGCAAGAGGATTTATATTCGCTTCCGCAATATCAGGAGTAGATAGTAAAGGATTTGTTCCAGTTCGTAAGGCAGGTAAATTACCACCACCTACAATAAAGATAGATGCATCCAAAGAGTATGGGCATGATGTATTAGAGGTAAAAGAAGGTAAAGGTGATATCGTTATAGTTGATGATGTTCTTGCTACAGGTGGAACTTTACTCGCGACAGAAGAACTATTGAGGTTAGCTGGGTACAATGTTATCGGTGCTATTACCTTAATTGACCTAACATATTTACACGGAGATATCAAAATTGGGGGTAAAAATGTGATATCCCTAATAAAATATTAAAATAAATTTGGCCGTTTCAGGAAATCTTCGTATATTTGTATTGTATTAGTAATTATACAAGCGGTGAAATTCACTACCGATAATAAAGTGTGAATAAATTTAACCTTCCCTAAACGTGAAATTTAAGTAACAAATAGGGGCATAAAAACTTTCGGTATATTAGTTTAACCGAATCATATTATGAGTACAATGGTACTAGATGGCAACAATCGTCTTGCCGAATTAGAGAATGAAAACATAACAAACTTGTTTACTTCTCCAGAAAATGAATTTGGTGATACCAAATTTTCTTTAACCGCAGTTTCAGCGGAAGACTTCAATTCAAAATGTAGGTTCGTAACTTACAGTATTAATTTCCAACGTTATTATTTATTTAATAACCTACCAGGTGGAAGTGGACACCCTTGGCAGAGAAATCTGTTTCTAAACATTATCAATTATCAACCAATGGGTATTATCGAATGGGTTAATACTATTAATCCTAAAACTGGTAAGTTGATTAGTAAAATCGAATCAATGGATGGGCAACAAAGAACCAAAACATTCATTGATATTATGGATAACAAAGTTCGCCTTCCCAAAGGGGCTACCATATTCTATGAAGGAAAGATGTATGATGTATCCAATATGACAATGAAAGAACTGAATACACTTCATTCTGAATATATTGCAGAATGGTTGACTAATTATAAGTTTATTATATTGAACTCAACTCTTACTTCAAAAGAAAAACACAAACGTTTTGTAGATGTGAATGACCAAAATCCATTAAGTGACCAGGATATTAGGTCATCATTGGATAATCCACTTTCACATTGGTTGAATGGTATTATGTTTATAGAAAAACCAATATATGACTTTCTTAAAGTAGATACCGATAAGGCTGAGTTTGTACATATGCCTAAATTAAGTATTTTTGGTAAACTTGTGCAAGAAGTAGTTTCCAAAGTATTGGTCTACGGCTACGCTGACAAATATACAAATATTGGTAAATCGGGAATCGATTCTCTATATGAATCTTTTAACGAAGATGGGTATAGAAATCAAAAAGATATCGATAGAATTAAACCTATCTTCGATAAGATGATGGATACATCTGAATATGTAATTACAAAATCATCATCATCTGATTTTTGGAAAAAAAGAGATATTCTTATCTTTATGATTGTGGTTTGGGACTTAATTAGAAGTAAAAAGAAGTTTGATGCAAAACTTTTAAGAGGTGGGTATATTAAAGCAATAAATCTCTTGAAAAAGAGAAACACACTTCTTAATGATTGGGCATTGGAAAACAATTATTTAGTTGATAAAAACAACTATCACGATGATAATAAGTTGGCGGAATCTATTAGGGAGCGTAATAACACATTTGCCGCTTGTTATACTGCCGGTGATTCTCCAATTACTTTGGAATTTGTAATTGAATCTATTAAAGATAAACTATTTGAAGATGGTATAATCTCTATACGTGATGGTAAGAGGGCTTTTTCTAAACAACAAAAACAACAAGTTTGTTCATTACAAAACAATCAATGTGCATGTTGTGGCGAAGATATCGATCCAGATAATACTTCTTCATATGAAGGTGACCACGTTATTCTTCATAGTGAAGGTGGTAAAACCGAAATAGATAATTGTGAAGTATTGTGTTTATCTTGTCACCAAGTTAAAACCAAAATGCCAGAGCAGTATCGTAAACTTAGAAATAAACGTAAATAATTATGGAAAGACAACTAATTATCAAAACGAATATTTTAGACTCAAAGGAGTTTGTAAATATAAAAGAATTGAAAGATATTCTCAATACATCGCAAAACACAATATATCGTTTATGCGAAGCGAATGAATTGAAGAAATACAAATTTCTAGGAAAGTGCTGGTTTAAAACAGCAGAAGTAAAACATTTCTTAATACATAAGGGAGTACTATAAACTCCCTTATTTTAAACTTTAAAAACAAAAATTATGGAATTGAATTTAATTGAACTTACTCACAAGTACTTTAACTTGTTTTTGAGTAAAAACCCAAAGGGGTTAGAAGAATTGTATAGTGAAGATATTACCTTAACCGATTGGAATGGACAATGGAAAGGTAGACTAGCTGTATTAGAAATGAATGAGAATCTTTTTAACAATGATTTCCATTTAAAGATTGACGAGGTTCGTATTAGTGGTAATCGTACCTATGGTCACATTCAATTAGAAATCGGTGGTTCTACACTTAAAATAGTGGACGTAATCGATTGGAGTAACGATGGTAAGATAAAGCATATTACTGCGTATAGTGGATAATTAGTTTCCATTATATTTATATGTATGAAAATTTTAAAAGAAGATTTAGGTACTGGATTATTTGCAATGGCCGCATTTAGTCTTGCTGTGTATGGATTGAATAAGATGTTGGGTTTAGAAAAAGGTATATCTGGAAAAAAAGATAAACCACTTCCAAATTCGAATGTTATTCAAGCAATAAACGATATGTGGGGAGATAAACCATTTGTAAAAGATTTTGCAAAGATTCTGGCAGACGAAGGTGATTTCGATAAAATCGCCGCGGATTTTAGAAAGGTTAAAATATCCGATAAATCTGATTTATATCAAACCGAAAAAATTTGGAAACTTATTAATGCGCCCGATTTTGAACCAAATAGTACAGCTAAAAAGATTGTGGAGAAATTATTAAAAACAAGTTCTTATAAAAATATAAAAAGAAAATACAAGCTGACAAAAGAAGATGAACAATATTTTGCAAAACTTCTTTTATATACTATAATGGATTCAAGTTTTACCAATAATGCTAAAATATTTATTTTAAAAACCTTACCAAAACATTGGATTGACCTTAAACCTAAAGTTACGGGCATCGATTTAACACGGACATCTAGTAGATTTTAATAAAAAAAGGGAAGTGTAATTACTTCCCTTTTTTCTTTTGAATACCTTGTGATTTATTATAACTTATTAGAATTTATTCCCGCAGTGTGGACAGAACTTAAAAGAATCTTTCTTTCTCTTAGCTCCACAATTTCCACAATAGTTTACACTTACTTCTTCTGCAGTATATTGTTTTTGTGATGTTGGTAGAATTTGCCAAGCTACATTCCAAAACGAAAACGAATTGAATGTTTTGTTTGTATGTTGGAATGTTTGGTCAGAACTACTACCTTTTTCAGTTGTGCCTGTTTCTACTTTATTAGATAGGTTTCTAATGTTTGGACCTGCTAAAGTATTAGTTGAATTTAAACTAGCATTATAGAATGTGCTTGTTGTGGTAGTACCCGATGTTAAATTGAAATTACCACTACCACCTGTTGTAGTAAATGTTATTGGATTATATCCACCCGTAGTTCCACCCAATGAGAATGGTACTGTGTTTGGAATCGTTGGTACATATTCTGAATAGAACTCAATCTCCACATAACCGTTGTTTGCAATCGCATCCTGAACCTCTGTATTATTTCCATTAACTACATAGGTTGAGAACTTAAACTTCTCTGGTGAGTCCAAGAATCGTTCTAAAAACACTCTTTCACCCCTTCTTAAAACAATACCACCACCGGCGATATAATTCCCATCGATTTTGATTTTTGCTAAGATTACTTCTTGTGTAGGATTGAATAATTCAATTTCGTATTCATCTCCATTAGAGAGATATACTTGTCCATCAAATTGTTTGATTCTTTTTTTAGCCTTGGTAATAAAGGCTTCTGGTCTTTTGTAAGCAGACCAAGTGCTTGTAATGTTTGTGTACATAATTGTCTTGTTTTTGTTTGTTTATTTAAGCCTTTATTCGTTGAGGGTTTTATTTTCAACTCAAATGTTTCGGTGAACACTAAAGGATTAACCACAAGGTTTCTATAATATATATTACACAAAATAAAAAACCCCCATATTTCTATGAGGGTTTGTTTGATTAGCTAATATCAACTTTGGGTTTAGTTTCTCGTTACTTCTTTAGAAATCCTTTAGCGAATTTTACTAAATAAGGAACAACGAAGTATCCAACTAATCCACCTACTAAAAAGTGAAAATTGAATACGAAATCTACAACTGTCTGCATGTTTCTATTTGTTTAAGTTAATCGTAATAACATAATAATAAAACAAGCGCTAATTTGTTTTAATAAATATCGTATAAAATGGTATGATAACACTACCTATCCACATTGTGATAACCAACTTTAATTGTGATAGTTAATAAAATAAATTTTACTATAATAGTGATACAATGATATTGGCGGTATCATTATTAATTGGAACTTTAAAATATTCAACTTCGTATCTATCTAACATACCAACAATCTCTTTGTCAATCTGAATACTTTCTTCCAAATTTTGAAAACGTCCATCTTCTTGATACATTGATGGGTCTCTTTCTAAAACGATATTAAGAGAATCATAGTGTTTGTGTAAATCAACAATAAACTCATCAAACTTATATCCATAGAACATTGATGGGTATTCTGGTATATCGTTATAGTGGTCTTTATAAATCAATCCAAATAGAATTGGCGAATCAACAATGATGTAATCAACCTGTCCATAAAGACGAGAAATATTACGATGTTGATTGGCAGTAATATAAAATTGGTCTTTAACAGCATACACATTTCTTTCCCATGCTTGTAATTTAGGAAATTCATAAGGCATCTCTACATTGTATCCTGCCTTCTTCATTTCATAATACAATCCTGCTGCTTGTGTGGACTTACCAATTGAAGGTCCACCGAATAGATTTATAATTTTACTCATTGTACAAATATACGAAAATTTATTGAAAGGACAAAATAAAGGGGAGAATTTCTTCTCCCCATTTATTATTAGTTAAAGATATATCTAACACCCAATTGAATTTGGTAGCGAGAACTAAATCCTACGTTATCTCTGAATGAATCAGTAAACGGAACTTTATTCTTTCCATCCAAATACGGGAATGAGAATACCGGAGTTTTTCCATCAGTATCCAATCTTACAAAGTTAAGTGGAGTTACAGTTGTTGGAGTTTGGTTTACACCCCAATCTTTGCTGATGAAGTTTGTGAAGTTATAGATATCGGCTGTGAATCTTAAAGTATGTTTTGTATCTTTGTATTTGATATAAACATCTTGTGTGAAATTCAAATCTAATCTATGAACCCAAGGTAATACTAATGCTTGTCTTTCAGCAAACTGACCTCTACGAGTTGAAAGGTATTTGTTATTTGAAATGAAAGCATCTAATTGATTCCATAATTCTTCTTGTGTACGAGTATCAGCTACACCACTTACCGCAGATGCGTTTACTAATTTAATTTGAGATGCGTTTGCAGGAACGAAGATTAAATCGTTACCATTGAAACCATCATTATTTAAATCACCCGCATATGTGTAAGAAAGAGATGATTGTAAAGCGTTTGGAGAAGCTTCATATAATAAACCAAATGAAGTTCTTGTGTTCTTAATAAACTCTTTACCATAAACAAATGAACCTACGATTCTATGAGGTAGGTAGTTGTTTGAAAAACCTTCTTCAAAGTTATTAGGATTTGTAGATGTTGGTCTAGCTCCCCACATTGTAAATGCAGTAGAACCATTGATTGTACCATCTTTTGCAGTTTGACGAGTGTAAGAAGCGTTTACCGCTAAATTCTTAAATTGTCTTTGAACTTGCAATGTACCGAATAATACATAACCAACATTTGCATTGGTCATATAAATTGCGTTACCGATATTTGGATTAGCTGCTGTTTGAGCTGTACCAGTTGCATCATATATTGAACGTTTGATGAAACGAGTTCTACCATCGCTTAACGTAATATTTCCTGTTGAAGGTAATGCAACGTTTTGGAATACAGTAGCGTTGATGTTCTTAATATAAGTTCCTTCCGCAGTTACTGTCCATCCTAATACTTTCTTATCTACTGCTAACGTTGATTTCCATACTTGTGGGAATTTGTAGTTAGGGTCAGTTACGTTAAGAGAATATGATTTAGCCAATCCAGGTGTTGGAGTTGGTCTATATGCATTAATATCTGGATTAAACATATATCCGGTTGCATTTGTAATAGAACCGAATAACGCCATACCACTATTAGATGCTTGGTTAGATATCCAAACGAAAGGTGGAGGGCCTTGGAATAAACCAGTACCACCACGAACTTGTAATGTTTGGTCATTGTTCACATCCCAGTTGAAACCAATTCTAGGCGAAAGTTGTAAAGCATTTTTAGGTGCTAAACCTGTATTTAATCTTACACCATCATAGAATTTAGATAATGTGTCAACTACTGGATTGTAAAGGAAATTATCAGCGAAAGATACATAATCCGCTCTCAAACCATAAGTGACTGTTAAGTTATCTTTCACTCTGAATTTATCCTGTGCAAATAAACTTAATTCAGTATTCTTTGGCCCAACCAACGGAAAATCACCGGTTAATGACCACGATAAATCATACACAGCTGCTGGCTTTGTACCTGCTGCAGATGCGTAGAAATCGGCTAAGCTATTAAAACGGAATGCTCCGGCATAGTTAGGTGAGAATCCATTTGAATATTTCTTAAATGAATTTTGTGTACCGAATGTAAATTCATGCTTACCTTTATATAAGTTGAAAATGTTATTCAATTGAATTACATCTGAATTTAAAACGTTACCATAAGTAAATCTTTCATAACCAAAAGTTGTGAAAGGTTGACCGTTACCATCTAATATATCTACTTGTGGGAAATTACCACTAGTCAATGTTCCTCTAAAATCTCTCAATTTAGTGTATCCAATTTGTAATTTGTTGGAAGCGTTATTTGAGAATCTAGTGTTTAACTCACCAATGATGATATCAGCGTTGTTATTAATTGTATAACCAGCTCCGTAGAAAGGCATCGCTGTTACACTTGGTCTTCTACCATTTGATGCGTTTACTGATTGTGAGTTAGATGGTGGGATATCTGCCGAAGAACGTAATAGTGTATATTTCAATGAGAATGAATTTTTACTATTGATATTCCAATCTAATTTTGTAGTTAAACGTTTTGATACTGAACCATATTGGTATCCTTGATATGTACCTGGATCGTAATTATATTTTTCAATTAAAAACTTTCTTAATGCATCCAAATCAGCTGCTTTAGCTTGAGATATGTTGATACCATTTGGAGTATTAGTAGCATCAGATGCTATCCATTGTGTACCAGGTTCCATTCTACTTTCTTCTTCACCATTTACAAAGAAGAACAATTTGTTTTTAACAATTGCTCCACCTGCGGTGAAACCTTTTAAATCATAAGTAAAGTCTTGTTTAGGTAAAGTAATATCACCAACTTTATAACCCTGTAAATCTTTATTCTTAAAGAATTGATAAACAGAACCGAAAGATTGATTCTTACCACTACGAGTGACAGTGTTTACTGAACCACCTGCGAAACCACCATACTTTACATCAAAAGGAGAAACGTTAACTTGGATTTGTTCAACCGCATCTAATGAGATTGGTTGTGCTCCTGTTTGACCTCCTAATGTACCATCACCTAAACCGAAAGAGTTGTTGAAGTTTGCACCATCCAAAGTAACGTTATTCAATTGAGAAGATAAACCACCAAATGATAAGTTGTTTTGCGAAGGAACTAATTTAACTAAATCTTTCCAGCTTCTATTAACGTTTGGTATTCTCTCAATTAATTGTCTATTAATAATCTCTTGAGAACCATTACGGCTAGAGTTGAACACCTTACTTTGTCCTGAAGTTACAACTACTTCTTTTAAAGTTGTTGATGCTTCTTTCAAAATAAAGTTTGCTTTGTGTGACTGACCCAATAACAATGTAATATCGTCTTGATGTTCTGCTTTGAAACCAATTGATGTTACGTGAATTGAATACGGTCCGCCGATTTTCAAGTTTGGCAAGTTGTATCTACCATCAGCACGAGAAGAAGTTGTGTACTTCGTACCCGTTGGCTGGTGAGTAGCTACAATTGTTACACCTGTTAATCCGGCTTTTCCATCAGAAACTAATCCCTGAATTTCAGAAGTTGTTTCTTGCGCACTTGTTCCAAATGATAATAGTGTTATCACTACCATAAGGAGAAATTTTCCGATTTTTTTCATGTGTTTTGTTTTTTGTTTAAATTGTAACCATTAAAATAAAAAAGGGTACGGAGATTTCTCTCCACACCCTTTAGAGTTTATAGCTTTTTAAGGCTAAATTATTTATATATAAATTTGTGTATGTATAATTTACATCCATAGGCTTTGAAACATTTTTTACTCTTATAACTATCTTCATTTTTTGTAAAAGTTTAACAAATATACGAAAAAATTTCCACAGAACCAAAAAATTCAACATAAATTATTGATAGTCAACCATTTATAACTCATTGACAATCAGATATTTATAAAAACACCAAAAAATCTCATAACTTGTTGAAAATCAATGACTTATGGGGGTGTTTTTACGAAAAAATATTTGGAAAATTCGATTTTTTTTCGTATCTTTACTATGTAAAGAAATTAAGATTATGAAAAATTATGAATTAACCCTAAAACGAGCCGATATGATACAAGCGGGAGCTTACGATGGCCGTTTTCGTGAAAAAACAGTAGTTGATAGAAAGAAAAAAGAGAAAAAAGAGTGGGCTCGTAAGAAATTCACCTTTGATTTTAAAAATTGTAAATAAAAATTAAGAAATATGAGACAAACTGAACAAAAAGCGTTAGATTACTTGAAAAGTAACCCAATTGTAGCTAAATTTATCGAAAAATTAGATAAAGAACGTAAAGAGTATTACGAAAAAGCTAGTATGCCAAACCAATATAAGCCGGTTGTTGTTGAAGTTGGTAATAAATTCATTAGAATTTGGCATGGTACAAGTTGTTGGGGGTTTATTAGTAGAGTTGATGGTGATTTGAAAGGTTCACCTATTAAAAAAGGTGATTTATTAAAAGCAGCCACTTGGAAAGCACCGGCAAAGCACGCGAGAGGTAACATTATCGATGGAACTGCTCAATATGGTGTGTATGGACCGGAATATTTAAAATAATTTGATGGAATTAAGACCGAATCAGATAGAACCTGTAAAAAAGGGTGTGGAATTCTTTAAAAGTAAGAAGCCGCACCCTTCAATCATTGTTGCCCCTACCGCTTTTGGTAAAAGTATCGTTATTGCTGAAATTGCTCACCAATTAGGTGAAAAAATCCTAGTTATTCAACCTTCAAAGGAGTTATTAGAACAAAATTACAATAAATTTATCAATTTAGGTGGAAAAGCATCAATTTACTCCGCATCTATGAATGAAAAGGAAATTGGTGATGTAACTTATGCTACAATTGGTTCTATTGTGAATATTGCTTGGAAATTCCACGAATTAGGTATCAGAAAGGTTATTATCGATGAATGTGATAGGTTTCCGAGAGAACCCGATGGTATGTTAAGGAGATTTTTAACAGCCGCGAAGATAACACATGTATTAGGTCTTACTGCAACCCCATTAAAGTTACAAACCAATATGGATGAGTTCGGAAAGCCGTTTTCAAAGTTGGTAATGTTGACATCAAAGAGTAAAAAGGGTAATTATTTCAAAGAAATCATCCACGTTGCTCAAATTAAGGAAATGTGTGAGTTAGGATTCTGGTCACCACTACAATATGAATCGTATGATTTTGAAACCGGTGATTTAGTGTATAATTCTACAAATGCAGAATATACCGAAGAAAGTATTAGAAAAGCGTATAGAGACCAGGATATTGCTGGTAAGATAATTCGTAAAATTGCTCAATTACCCGATAGAAAATCAATATTAGTGGCAGTTCCTTCAATTGAAGAAGCAAAAGAACTATCCACCCGTTTACCGAGTTGTGCTCCGATATATAGTGGGATGGCGGATGCGGATAGAGATAGAATAATCGATGAATTCAAAAGAGGTGTATTGAGAATTGTTGTACAAGTTACAATTCTATCAGTAGGGTTTGACCATCCTCAACTGGATTGTATCATTACCGGTAGACCTACGGCTTCTTTGAGTTGGTGGTATCAATTTGTGGGTAGAGTGACACGTATCCATCCTGATAAAGCTGATGGGCTTATAATCGATTTCGTGGGGAGTGTACCAAAGTTCGGGAAGGTAGAAGATTTATATTTTGAATACGAAACTCCATTATGGAAATTATATGGTGAAGGTACAAAGTTATTAACAGGTATTCCACTTCACGAAATAGGTTTACACAAGCAAAATCAACCAAGTCCGCATGATATTGCCGCACAAGGACCGGTTGTTCAAATGACATTCGGAAAATACAAAGGTACTGAAATACGAAAGATTCCAATTTGGTATCGTAAATGGATGTTGGAAAATATTAAATGGAATCCCTTCAATAAACAAATTCAGCAGGAGTTACTCCGTCTTAAAGAAATCGGTATCTAAATTAGATGATATTTATTAGTATGAGTAAAATAAAATACTACATACTACGATATTGGGTTTCTTTTTTATTTTTAGTATTAGCATTTTATTTCTATCAACCACAATCTACAATCACTCATTGCTCTCCAAACTTATTAATTAGTGTTGGTGAATCAAAAACCCTTTTAGGTTTAGGTGAAATGACTTGGATGTGGATATTAATGGCCATTGCACACGGAGCTAATGCCTGTTATTGTGATATTAAATCATTGTTAAAAAAGAGATAATGATAATATCAACCACCATATCAAAGTTAATTAATCTTTTGTTATTGGTGTTTGGTTTTGTTTTCTTTATAATTTCTTCGCAACAATTGAAATATAGATATTACCAATGGGTAGGGTTACGAAGTGTGTGGGCTAAAAAGATATTATTTAAAAAATTAATAAAATAAAAATGTACGTTATTCACAAGCAACTTATACCTAACAACAATCTTATTTGGGTATTAAAAATAAACGATAGTGATGTTATACATTCATTTTCTACAATAGAAGAAGCTGAAATTAAATTAAACGAATTGAAGCATTCCGATACCGATGGTAGAGGATATAAAATATCTTTGCAAAAAGAAGATGGTAGTTTTTCAGAACTGTAAGCAGCTCCAAGTTCCTTGTTAATGTCTTTATTTATACTGCTTTCTTATTCCCTGGTTAAATAGTCTAGTGTCAATAACTATGGTCCAAAAACCCCAAACGTAAACAAATGTGGAAAAATTTTTCATTTTTTCAAATAAAGTTTGTTTTGCTTGGTAGTATCAAAAATTATTCGTATATTTGTGAAACGAATAAAAATATCTACATATATGCCGGCAAAACCAAACATTAAAAAAGAAGAATCTGCAATCGAATATTGCGAAAGAGAATATCCACAAATGATGGATGAATTTAAGAAAATACAGGCTGAAATGTATGAAACCTTTTGTAAGAAACAAAGAAATTATGGACCTGGCAACATTTCGGTAGGAACGTCCCTACAAACAAACGAAGATATTAAACTATCACTTACAGGTCTTTGGTTTAGAATTAATGATAAAGTACAGCGATTAAAACAATTAATAGTATTAGGACAGCCCGATGAGGTGGGAGAATCCGTACAAGATACTTACCAAGATCTTTCCGTTTATGGAATTATTGCTCAATTAGTACAAAGAGGTAAGTGGGCTAAGTAGAGGAATTTTGTATAGATATATTTATCTATATGGAATATCAAAACTTATTATTATATCCAAACGTATATCCTTCGATTGATAATTACGGCAGAACCCTTGATGGAAACTTCGCCGTAGTAGGTAATTACGAAAAGGATAATGTAAAACCATATACGAATCCTAATCTAAATGATATAGAAGTTATAGAAAATACTTCATTTAGATTTATTCTTGCTATCAAAGAATCGATGGTATCTGATGAAACTAGATATTTCACCTCACAACCGTTTTATGATGATTTATTAATATCAATTACGGAAAACAATCCATTTTTTATTAATAATGCTTTAAATGAGAATCTTTTTGTAAGGATTACAATTGATAAACAAATAGCATTATTTAATGATTTAAAATTAATAGATTTAGGAACTGGTGTAAAACAAAATCAAAACTTATTTTTGGTAGCGGATAATACAATTGATTATATAACATTAGTTCAGTATATCGATTGGGTTGTAGCACCGGTAAACCCGTTGGATGATGATAGTAATGGAGTATTACCTGCTGAAAAAATTGCTGATTATGAAATTGGAGAATATAATCCAGATACGGGTGAATTTACACCAAATAGTGCAAAGGCGGTTGCACTAGCTAATAGATTAGAAGAATTATACTTTGAGTTAGAAGATGTTGAAGAAGCTATTGCTGCGATGCAAGGGGATATACCGGCCGAACCTAAAAAACGAAAAACATCCGTATTAGAAATTATTAGTTTAGGATTAGGAGCTCTTAGTGTGGCAAAAGGAGCCACTGCTCTTAAATCATTTGTAGCTGCAGAAAAAGCAAGTAAGGCATTAAGAGCTGCAGCCCCAGCTATTATTAAAACTACATCTAGTATTCCAAAGATAACTAATTTAAATCAAGCCGGAATGACTGCTTTACAAAATAAAGTTGTATCGGGTGGACTTGTAGACTCGTTGGGTAATAGAATTGGAGCTCCAACTATAACTGTAACGAAAGAACTAACAAAAAGGGCATTTAATTTTAAAAACGTAGTAAATAGTGTAAAAACGGCAGCAACTAAAGTTGGTAATAAGGTTGGAGCTGCTACTAAATTTGTAGGTAATAAAACTAAACAAGTTTCTGGATTAATTAATAGAGCGGCTCAAACAGATCTTGGTGCAGCTGCAATCAGAACTGGTATTGCAGTTAATGATATAGTACAAAGTAGTAAGGGAGCTGTTCAGCCAAAAGGAGCAGTAGCAATAAAAGTTGCAAAAGAAATAAGAAAAACCGCAACCATAGAATTAGGAAAAGCGATAGTAAAAAAAGCTATTACAAAAGGACTTATAAAAGGGGCTGGCGCGAAAATATTAGGTGCAGCTACTGGTCCAATTGGAGCGGGTATTATGGCAGCAGTTGGTATTGTTAAATTCTTTGTTGGTAAAGCAAAACAAAAGAAAGAATTTAAGAAACAAAAAGAAGCATACGATAAATCTATGGCTGAATTAGAACGTCTAACTAAACGAAAAGAAGATATTGAATTTGAAATTAATAATATAACCAAGAGTGGTAAATTAACACTTGATGGTAAACCAAAAGGAGATGATAGATTTTCATCAACTCAAAAATATTTTCAAAACATAGGAAAAAGTATATTAGAAAAACAACAGCAACAAACTAATGCACAAACTGCATTTGGATAAAGATTGTTTGGTTATATTTATATGTAATAAAATGGTTGCCGATGGTTAATCCAAATGTTGCATGGAAGAAGTACCTTAATAGTAGTAATCCTATTATTAACAAATATCTTAATGATTATGGTGATACACTTCTCCATCAGACATTTCAACGATTAACATTTGCAATCAAATCCAAAAAATCTCACATCATTTTATTTCGTTTTAAAGATTCCGATATAGTTTCTAAAATCGGTAGGGAAGAATACGTCCCAGCATTAGAACAACTACTAAACCTTTGTATTAAATTAGAAAAATACGAATTGTGTAGAGATATACATAATAAATTGAAACTCATTAAATTGAAAAAAACTAGAGGGAAACCTAAAAGTGTTACATCAGTTAAACCAAAAAAATAAATTGATATGGCTAAAAAGGTAAAAGAGGAAGAAGTTCCAAAAGAGGTAGTTAAAGAGTATAAGTTATCGTATCCAAAGGTTATAAAGAAAATAAAATTTAAAACATACAATCAAAAGAGATTTTACAAAGCAATTGAGCATCCCAACCATAATATTATAATGGGTCATGCTTTAGCGGGGGCAGGAAAAACATACATATCAATACAAAAAGGTTTAGAGTTATTATTACATCGTTTATCGCATATTGAAAAATTAATTATAATAAATCCAACTGTTGATGTTGGTAGTGAAGATAAATTAGGGCATTTGCCTGGTGATTTAATGGAGAAGATAGCAGTACACAATGAATCATCTTTATATATAATGCACAAAATTATAGGACCGGTTGAAACTAAAAAGTTGATTGACCAAGGAAAGATTGAGTTTAGAGTATTAAACTTTTTAAGAGGTATAAACTTTGAAAAGAGTTATATTATTTTAGATGAAGCGCAAAACGCATCACCGCAACAACTAAAAACATTAATTACTCGTATTTCGGATGATGCCAAATTAATCATTGAAGGTGACCTTTCTCAATGTGATAAGTACAAAAATAATGGTTCACCCGCTTATACAAAAAGTGGATTTTTTGATGTGTGGAAACGATTGGGTAAACTAAAAGGAGTTTATCAGATTGAATTTACAAAAGAAGATTGTATCCGTTCTGGCATTGTTAAAAGAGTATTGGAACGATATGAATTAGAAGAAGAAATTTATTTAGGTGAAAATAACCAATATGAGCTAGATTTCAGTTTTAACCCTTTTCCAGATGAAGAAGTGGTTGAAAATGAGGAAGTTATAACTAATTGATTTTCAATGACTTATAAAAAGGGGCGTAACTTGTTGATTTTCAATGAGTTATTCCCCTTTTTTTATTTGGTAATATCAGATATTTTTCGTATCTTTACTATATAAAGAAAGATAAGATATGTCAAAGAAAATTGTATGGATTGATATGGATGGTGTTTTGGTTGATTTTGCCGGACACGTTGAAGAAACGATAGAAAAAAATGTGTTTCTTAAAACTGCATACAAAGGTAGATATGACCACATACCGGGTATATTTAGAAACCCAAAACCCGTTGATGGTGCAGTTGATGCTATTAAGAAATTAGCAGAAAGTGGTAAGTATGAATTGTATATAGCTACCGCGGCACCTTGGGGTAACCCGATGGCGGCTATGGATAAACGATTTTGGATTGAAGAATACTTCGGACGTTTGTTCCACAAAAAAATGTGTATCACTCACCTTAAAGGAATGTTAATTGGTGATTACCTTATTGATGATAGAACTGCAAATGGTGCAGGTGAATTCAAAGGTGAACTATTAAGATTTGGATGGGCTTACGAAACAAAACAATTTAATGAATACCCGAATTGGGATTCTATACTTAAAAAACTTCTATAATGAAAAAACTTTTAACCCCTATCGTTTGTTTATTATTACTAGCATCTTGTCAAAAAGATGAAACATTCATTGAACCAATTTACAATTACGAATTAGTAATTGATTCGGTCCTTAATAGAGCGGGTACTAAATCTTTATCAAAAGATAGTAATGGATATTATCATTTGATTATAAACAATCCATATTCACAACAACAAACTCATAGAGTAGTTGGTAAATTTTTAGTAAACGGACAACAACCAAATTACCCACATAAAATAGAATGGGAAAGTAATTTGTTTTGGTCAGTTCAAAGAGGTGATACAATTGCAACAATAAGTGAAGCATATATAAACTATTTTACAGGTCAGTTTACTATTGTAAAATTACCACCATTTGTGGCACTTAAATCCGAATTAGTACCAACCACTAATATAGCATCATACACCGGTAAAAACGGCGAGTTTTCAAATATGATTGGTCCTATAAAAGAAATGATTGGTGATACGATGGTATTAAAAGCACACAATACATTGAGTAATAAAATAGCTTATACTAAAATAGTAATTGAATAATGAGAAAGAAAGAAGTTAAACTACCAATGACTCCTATAACCGAAGAAACGTTTATTAGACAGGGTTGGAAAAAAATAATAGCTGGGGATGGTATGGATGAAAATGGAAATGATGAAGATGGGCATTATTATTGGACATTGGCAATTCCAAAATATAGAGAAGATGAATTTGCACCAATGTTAGTATCATCTTCAACCGATGAACAATTATTAATGAAAGAGATTGGTATAAAACCAGGACAATTTTTTATAGAAATGATGGATATGGATGGATTAGGATTTTGTAGTAGTGAGGAAGAATTAGACATACTATATTCAGCTCTATGTGGAGAAGATATTGAAGAAAATTTGGAAATTCAAGAATAAAAACGTATATTTGTATTATGAAAAGTTACACAGAAAAACAATTGGAAGAAAATTACGAAAAGTTTTTAAACCTTGTTCGTAAAGCATGTAGTTCTAATCCTGAAAGATTGGAAAAGTTATTAACGATGTATTCAATGGATGAATTAGGTCCTAATTTGATTATATCACCTGCAAGTGGTAATCTTAACTACCACAATGCATATGAAGGTGGGTATATTGACCACGTAATGAATGTTTGTAAAAACGCACTTCGTATGAAAAAATTATATGAAGAAGCTGGTGGTGTTATTGATTTCACCGATGAGCAATTATTATTTGCAGCTCTACATCACGATTTAGGTAAGTTAGGTATCAAAGATGAGTTGCATTATGTACCAAACGATTCAAAGTGGCATATTGAAAATAGAGGTGAAGTTTATAAGAGAAATGAAAATATTCCTTTTATGACAATTACCGATAGAACATTTTTCACACTTAATCATTATGGAGTTCAATATTCTGAAAATGAATATTTTGGTATTAAACTTACAGATGGATTATATGATGAAGATAATGAAAAGTATTTCAAAGTATATGATACTTCAAAATACCTTCGTTCTAAAATTCAATATATACTGCATTGGGCCGACCATATGAGTACAATTATTGAAAGACAAAATGCATAAAATTTAGCTACGGCTATATTTATAAACCGATAGAGCCGGCCGGCATATCGGCGTATCATCCAAAAGGAGATACAAACTTAACGCTTAAAAAAGGTAAAAAAATGAAAAATCAAATTCAAAGGGGTTTCCCTATCCCCCAATTTAGGGACGAGTTCTTCTCACCATTAGATACTTTATTCGATAAAGTATTTTCAGAATCATTTCCTGAATTAACAAAGGAAATAGGTATTAACCCATTCCAACAAAACGCTTATCCAAAATGTGACATCATTAACTTTGATGACCGTATTGAGATTGTAGCAGAAGTTCCTGGTTTAACCAAAGAACAAATTACCATTGATGTAGATGGTGATGTGATTACATTAAAAGGAGAAAAGGCAAGTAAAGCAAACGAAAAAGAAGGTGGTACATATCTTCGTAGAGAAGTTAAACGTTCATCGTTTTTAAGAAGTTTTACAGCGGATTCTAAAATCTTTGATTTAGATGGTATCAAAGCTTCATTTGAAGATGGGGTATTGGAGTTACAGATTCCAAAGAGAGAACCGGAAAAACCAAAGAAAAGAACAATTTCAATAGGTTAATCCTATCAAAATACAAAAGAGGGTGGGTATCAAAATCCACCCTTTTTATTTTTACTTATATTTATATGTAAACAAATAATAGTTTTATGAAACCTGAATACAAAAATAGAGCTCAAGAAAATTTAGAAGCGATAGCAAAAAGAGCTAAAGTTATTTCTGAAATGTTAAATGGTGAAAGACCAGTTAATCAAGACGAAGCAAAAAGAGCAGCAAAAGAAATTGAAAGATTGGTTGAACTAACAACAAACATAGTAGATTTAGCATAATAAAATGAATTGGTTAAAAGTATTAGTTGGACTTTCAGCAATCCTCGTTGCCGGATGTGCGGCTTATTTCTCCGTAACTGGATTAGGTGTACTATTCGCCGGAGCATCGATTTCAGTAATGGTAATGGCAGGTTCATTGGAACTCGCTAAATTAGTTGCCGCAACATATCTAAAACAAGAGTGGGATACATTAAAGGGATTTAACAAATGGTATTTAACTATATCGGTTGGTACTTTGATGCTTATCACATCGGCTGGTATCTTTGGATATCTATCAAACGCATTTCAACAACAAAATTTAGGATTACAAAAAATTGAAAGAGATATTGCAGTATATCAAACTCAAATCACTAAAAATGATGGGGAGATAGCCCGTTATACAACTCAATTAACCAACCAACAAAATATTCGTAATTCTCAAGAGGCTAACTTATCTAAACAAATTGATAAGGATAAATCTACTTCAAGAGTTTCACAAATGATTAGAACTGCCGATAAAGAAATCACATCAGTTTCAAAACGTATTGATGAACTTACAAAACAAAACAATGTTGCATTAGATTCAATTAACGCAATCAAAAATAACAACATTGAATTAGAAAGAGAAGTTGGTGGATTTCGTTTCGTAGCAGAAGCATTTAATGTTCCACTTAATACGGTTGTTAAATTCTTTATATTCATTATAGTAATTGTGTTTGACCCGTTAGCTGTAGCGTTAATTATTGCATTTAATGGATTAATAATGAAACGTAAAGAGGAAGATGGTATTGATGCTATTATAGATGATGGTGGTATATCGGAATATATTTCAGAAAAGAAAAAAGAATATGAAGTATATGGTGATAAAGAAAAACAAAAAGAAGCCATAGTTGAAATAATGGAAGGAGACGAGGAATTGGGATTATACGATGAACCAACCGAATTATCAAAAGATGTAAAAAATACAAGTTTTGATAATAGTGAACTTCCATCAACGAATGAAGAAGAAGTAAAAAAAAACGAAACTGATACCACTCCAACAAATTTGGAAGAGGAATACGCTACATTAACCGATGAAGAAAAGGCGGCATTAGAACCAGAAATCACCGATGAAATACTATTGAATCTTCAAACTGATTACTCAGAAAGAGCTATTGATTTGGATGGTGATGGTAGTACTGATGGTATAGATACTGATGGAGATGGTCTAATAAATAGAGTTATAGCATCACATCCTGGTAGAGCTGCAGCAATACAAAATATGTTACCATACTATGCTAGACCCAATTTCAATTGGTCTGACCGTAAACATTGGATAAATGACCAAAATGCGGTTAATTATTGGATAAAACATATCAAACCTTCTCAATATCCAACCGATTTCTCAAGTAAATCATATTAATATTTGGTGAATTCAAATAATTTTTGTATATTTGTATAACAACAAATAATATCAAAATGATGAATTTAGGATACGCATGTATCAATATGAGTATGGGTAAGAAAGTTACTACTAATCGAGCTATGGTTAAACGTACCTTTGAAACCAAAGGATTGGATTATGTATCTGACCTTGCATTAGCCAATGCAAAGGATATTATCAAAATACTAGAATGGAATAGATTGAATGGTATATCTTTATTTAGATTATCATCCACTATTGTTCCGTGGGGAGACCATATTGATTTGACTCAATTAAAAGATTACAAAGAGATTAAACGTGAGTTAAAGAAAGCCGGCGATTTCGCAAAGTTTTGGGGTATGCGTATTAATTCACATCCCGGTCCATTTGTTGTTCTAACATCACCGAAAGAAGAAGTAGTTAAAAACGCTATCGCTGATTTAGAATTACATGGTAAGATATTTGATATGATGGGATTATCTAAATCACATTTCAATAATATCAATATTCATTGTAACGGAGTTTATGGAGATAAGAAATCTGCTATGGATAGATTTTGTAAGAACTTCAAACGATTATCTAAATCAGTACAAAGTAGATTGACAGTTGAGAATGATGATAAGGCATCGATGTATTCGGTATTAGACCTTATGTATATTTACCAAGAGATAGGTATTCCAATTGTATTCGATTATCACCACCACAATTTTTGCACAGGCGGTTTAACCGAAGAACAAGCACTTAAATTAGCAGCTACAACTTGGCCTGTTGGTATAAAGCAAGAAGTACATTACTCCGAAGCAAGAGAAGGTAACAAACCACAAGCACATGCCGATTATATAAAACAATTACCTGAAACATATGGATTAGATATCGATGTTATGGTTGAGGCAAAAGCAAAAGAATTAGCAATATTACCTTTTATTAACGAACAAACTATATGTGAGTATAGTGGATTAAAAGCAGTAGCGGCGTATTAATGATGAATTATATAGCAATATTAACCTTTCAAATAATGTTCAATATCTTTAAGGTATTGGAAATTAAATTTACTTATGAGAATCAAATCAATAGGTTACTTATTAATTCAGTATGGATTAATTTAGTATCACTTGCTTCGGTTTATTTTTCATTGGATAGTTTATTGAAAGGAGATATGTGGGTACTACCATTTTATATTGGTGGTAGTGTATTGGGAAAGTGGATAGCGATGACACAAATGGAAAATTTAGAATCAAAATTATTTTCATTCTTTAAATCAAAAGAAAATGGCAAAAGGAATACTAGAGTTCGACCTTAATGATGCGGATGATACTATGGCACATAAGAGAGCCGTTAAATCATTGGATATGGCATTGGCATTATGGGATATAACACATAACACAAAGAAGGCTTTAGAATGGACAATGGAAGGTAAAGAAATTGATAAGTATGATGCTTTGGATATGGTATATGAAAAGATATACGAAATATTAGAAGAACACAATATCAAATTAGACGATTTAATACATTAATAAATGAATACATTAGATAAAAAATACCAACAACTACTTTCTGATATTATAGCATTTGGAGTAGAAAAAAAAGATAGAACCGGAACGGGTACTATATCTGAATTCGGACATCAAATTAGACATAAGATGAGTGAAGGGTTTCCAATTCTTACTACAAAGAAGATGGCATGGAAGCAAATCGTTAGTGAACTATTATGGTTTCTAACGGGTCAAAATAACATTTCATTTTTATTAAAACATAATAATCATATTTGGGATGGTGATGCTTACAAACGTTATCAAAGGGTTTGGAATTATGATTTAGATGAACCACTTCCTATGAAAGAATTTATTGAAAGGATTAAAACTGATAATGAGTTTGCTAAAGTGTGGGGTAATTTAGGACCAATCTATGGTAAACAATGGAGACAGTGGAATAGTAGTAATGGTAAGATTGACCAGATACACGATTTGATTACAAACTTAAAAGATAATCCTGATAGTAGAAGATTGATGGTAAGTGCGTGGAATGTGGGTGAATTAGACCAAATGGTTCTTCCACCTTGTCATTATGGATTTCAAATTTATACAAAAGAACTTACTTTTGAACAAAGAAAAAAATATTGGACAGATTCTTTAAGTAAAAATATTTATTACGCAGAAGATTTTGATGAATCTAAATTAGATGAATTAAACGTACCTAAAAGAACAATATCTTTAATGTGGAATCAACGAAGTGTGGATACTTTTTTAGGATTGCCATTTAATATTGCTTCATACGGATTATTATTACATATAATAGCGAATGAAGTGAATATGGTGCCTGATGAATTGATTGGTAATTTAGGTGATACACATTTATATTCAAATCATATCCAACAAGCAAAAGAACAAATAGGTAGAACTTCATTTGATTTACCAACACTTAAAACTAATGTAAAGATTGATGGTATTTGTTGCGCAACCCCTGATGATTTTGTATTAGAAGGATATCAATCACATCCAACGATTAAAGCACCTTTAAGTAATTAATTATGGCAAACTTTGATGTAAAAATCCAACACCCTAAAAGAGTTGAAAAGAAATGGGGATACGAATTATGGATACACAACGATAAAGATTATTGTGGTAAGTTATTAGTATTCACCTATTCAGGTAATAAATTTTCAATGCATTACCATATGATTAAAGATGAAACTTGGTATGTACAGGAAGGAGCATTTCAGTTTGATTGGATTGATACTGAAAATGGTGAAAGATGTTACACTCAAATACAAAAAGGAGATGTGATAGAAATTAAAAAAGGATTACCACATCAATTAACTGCACTCATTGACGGTGCAACGATATTTGAAGTTAGTACCGAACATTTTGACGAAGATTCATATAGAATTTATAGAAACAGCCCACAAGATTTAGAATAATGACAAAAATAACAAAACATCTACGAAGTGTAGAAGATATAAAAAAAGAATTGCAAGAAAATCCAGAAAACATAAAATATTATATGGGTTATATGGGTTATGAATCTCAACACGAAGGTTCGGTAGATTATATTTTTGAAAAAATACAAGAATATAATAAAAATATTATAACAAATTCAAAGAAATATGAATAAGGTTGAAGAAATTTTTAAAGCATGGAAAACCGCCTTTAATCCAAATGAGGCACAAAAACAATTAGCATCTTTAAGGATGGAGATATGTGATTCCTGTCAACACAAACAGGTAATTGCTTTTGCAAGATGTGGATTGTGTGGATGTCCGTTAAGTGGCAAAATATATTCGCCTGTTGAAAATGCATGCCCTGCAAATAAATGGCAGTTAGTTGATAAGGAATTTTTTGAAAATAATATTAAATATAAAAATAAACAAAATGAAAATAAAAAAAATTAATCACGGTCCAGTATCAGCCGAAGATGTTTCTAATTATAAACAATTGGTATCTAATCTTGAAGGTGTTGTATTTAGTGCAGCCGATGTATCTCTTGATACGAGAATCATTACTATAAGATTAGGTAATAAAGAAGATGAATTAACTTTGGTAAATCCAAAAGTAATATCTATATCAGATAAACCACTTGTGTATTTTGAAAAGGATACAAATAAAAATAAAGTAAGAAAAACAATTCGTTATCCTTGGTTAGTAGTTGATACTGATAATTTAGGAAAAGTTGAATTCAAAGCAACAAGTGAAACATTTGACTGGAAAACTGCAGATGAGTTTTTTAGTGATGCGGGATTATTAGAAGCCGTATTGGTACAAAGAGGATTGGATGCAATGGATGGCATCGATATAACACACCCAGCTCGTCAATATTCAGAAACTATTACAAAGGATAAAACACCTGGTAGAAACGAAAGAGTTATGTTGCAAGGTCCTAATGGTGAAATGGAATTTGTAAAAAACAAAAAGGTTGATTCTTACCTACAAAAAGGATGGAACTTAATTTAATCCTAAACAAATGGCAAAATTAATATTTATCATCGATGAAATTGAAAATAGAGAGGCCTCTAAAATAGAATTTGAAGTACCAAACGATATGGATGTTTGGGAATATAAAAGAATGTGTATGAGAATGGCAGGAGCTATGGGATATACATCTCTTTCAATAAGAAAGGCCTTCGGAATAGAATACAAAAAAGATTTAGATACCGAATTAACTGAACTTTATAATACAGCCCTTAGCGGTTCATTAGCATATGGATAATATGACCGAAATAATAAAAGCACAAAATGAAAGAATACTAACCTTACAAATGTTAGTAGAATCTTTGGTTGATGAATTGATTGAAACCAAAAAAGTAAAAGAAGAAAAGCTTGATGATAGATTTCGTGCCAAAATGGAATGGGCGCAATCCGAATTAGATAAAGCAAGAAGTAAAATGGAAATGAATTATTTCAATACTTCTTTATTTGGTGGTGAAATAGGTGAAGCTTAAATTTGGTAGTTTCAATAAAAAATCGTATATTTGTATATTAATTAAAATTTATGGATTATTTAATAGGATTCTTACTAATAATATTATTACCAGCTTCAATAATATTTAACATCCTTCTATTATTTAGGGGAATTAATTTTGTAAAACAAAATGAACAATTAGTGGATACCATCAGAGAGTATGATGATAGACAAATTAATACTCAAATCAAAATAGAATCAATGCTTCAAAAAATGAAAGAAATTGATATTAGAGGTTCATTTGAATCCGATGATGAAGTGGGAGCTGTGTTTTCTGAATTAAAGGAAACAATAGAAAATTATAAAAATGAAATCTAAACATGCCTAGAAAAAAGAAGGAAAAGATGTATTTTACAATGGATACCGAAAAGGCCATTATAGAATATAATAAATCTGAAGATTTTAAACTACGAAACAAAATTTACGAAGAAAGTATAAAATATCCATTTGAGAAATTGGCAGAAAACATTCTTAATACATTTAAGTTTTCATACTTTGATGTCAGTAAAGAAGATATTCAAATGGAAGTAGTATCTACTCTCATTGAAAAAATACATATGTTTAAAGAAGGTAAGGGTAAAGCATTCTCTTATTTTTCTATTGTTGCAAAAAACCATTTGATTTTAAAAAATAATGGTAACTACAAACGTTTCAAAAAAACAGCACTACTTTCTGAAATGCCTGAAAGCTGGAATCCACCTGATGATTTTGAAGAAGTTGAAAAGGGAAATGAATTTGTAGAATTTAAAGAATTGATGCTTAAATATTGGGACCAGAATCTTACTAAAGTATTTACGAAGAAAAGAGATATACAAATAGCAGATGCTGTATTAGAATTATTCCGTAGAAGTAGATTTATAGAAAACTTTAATAAGAAACATCTATACCTTCTAATTAGAGAGATGACAGATTGTAAGACGCATTATATTACAAAAGTGGTAAATGAAATGAAAAAACATCAAATAAAAATGTTAAACGATTATTTAGACCACGGTATGATTACATCTCCAAGTAACGATTTTTGGGAAGAGGAATATTTATAATCTATAAAGGATTATAATATGACAGATTTAGCATCAATGTTATTACACAGCCGCACACAGGCTCATGTATTTCATTTAAGAGTATCTCCGAAAGGATTAGCACCGCATTTAGCGTTAGAAGCGTATTATGATGGTGTTGTAGGTTTGATAGATGGTTTAGTAGAGGGTTATCAAGGAATGAGTGGATTAATTGAATTCAAACCAGTAAAGGGTATCGATAACGATGCATCGGTTGAAAATATCGTAACTTATTTTGAAGATTTACTAAAATTTGTACAAACTGAAAGAAAATCAGAAGAATTATCAGCTAGTTGGATTCAAAACGAAGTTGATAATGTTGAGAAATTAATATATTCTACCCTTTATAAATTAAGAAATTTATAATTTAATATTAAAATTAATACTATTTTAAGAGTATCCAATATTTATGTTTGGATACTCTTTTTATTTGTATCCAATTAGTTTTTGCAATAGTTTTATAAAGTAAAGTTTCCTGAAGTGTTCCGTAACTTGTTATGATAATATAATAAGCAGGAAAAATCATGCAATACATTAAATCAGCAGTTTTGAACTTTAAAGAGTTGTTGTTCAAAATGTTTTTATTAGGTGTTGGTCTATTCATAGGACTTGCACTTATCTTTCAATTGTTCTTTGTGTTCTTACAATTTAGCGGTAGAGAACAATGGGCTACACAAATCGCTAATGATATTACCCATAGAATTGATGGTACATTCAAAAATAACCCAGAAAACATTTGGTATCAAGAAGAAGACCATATTTGGGTTGAGACCGTAGAGAATCAAGTTAAAATTGGAAAATTAGCCGGTAATAGAAACCTGGCTTTTGGAGTTAAAAATATATTAGAGGAGTATCTACAAGAAGCTGGATATGACTTATCAAAGGATGCGGTATATAAACTAAAAGTAAATATAGTTTATTTAGATGTATTATCTACGAAAACAAACATTTCAGTCTTCCATAAAGGAGAAGATGAAACTGTGGTAAGATTACAGGGAATACTTTACAAAGAAGGAAAAAAGGTAAAAGAGGTTGTTGTTGAAGAAGGTTCATCTGAAATATCAATGTCCACACTCATTGTGGATGAAGGTGGAAAATTCAATCAAACATCTTTAAGTAACGCTCTAAAAAAAGCATCGGATAGTCTAATTAAAAAACTATTCGGTAAAAACGCAAAGTAAAATGAAGAAATTAATAACATTTTTAGGGGTACTAGTTATATCCCTATTTGTATTTAAAGTAGATGCCCAAATAGTTGTAAACCAATCAATTTCATCAGGACCTTATAAAGTAGGTGATACGGTAACCGTAACTTATACGGTTGATAAAGGTGTAACTAAACCTCGTTATTTTTGGCTGAGATATCAATTTAATAATAAGGCGCTAACTTATGTTTCAACTACATTTTCACAAGGAAATCAAGTACAAACATATTATACGGGTTGGTCAAATTATAAGTTTACTGCAGCTGCAAATATTAGTGATACATCTTTATACGGACAATATGTAACAACTCCTTGGTCATATGTAGTAAATGCAGATTGGAACGTTGGACAATTAGCAGTTCAAAGAGCAGACCAATCGGTTAATGGTATAATTGCAACTCAAAAATATATTCTTAAAGACCAGAACACATATAGTAATTTTCATAAATTAGACCTTTCATATGCATTAGATAGTGCAACTGGTAACAATATATCATATGTAAAAACAACATCTACCCCTTTATCAATAACGGGTGTTACCGGTAATACTTCTTATTTCAAAGTAAGAGTTTTATTTCCATCCGGGTATGATATAACAAAGCATCAAGCACAATTACTATCGCTCAAAACGGATGGTAGTGGTGAAATTGATTGGACAAAACAAGCCATTGCAAGTAAAGCATTTGATGCGAGTGGTGAGGCTCTATTTACAACCGGTATTAAAGTTGGCGATAGTTTGGGAGTATGGGTTGGTGGAGCAACTCAACAAGCATTTATGAATAACATTGTAACGGTATCAGATGCATATAAATCATTTTTAGGTGTTTCACAAACTGATATTGGTGGCACTGCAAATTTCTTTACTAGACCTGTATTGGAAAAGAAAATTGGGTTTATATCAAAAAATAAAACGGCATTTAGTGAAAGTGATTCTTATTATTCATTTGCATATGTAATGGGACAAGATGTATCTACAAATGCGTTTATACCAACAAACGCGGCACCTGTAAATCAAACTGTTAATTACAAATGGCATAGTGGTTTATTAAATCAAAGTTGGTTAGATGGTGTGGCAAAACACAGGGTGTATGTAACCCAAGCCGCACAAACGGTAGATGCCGTATTTGCATGGGGTGGTGATTTAGATTGGTCACACTCATCACATCCTGATACAATTGCAACAAGAATAACACAGGGGATATTCACAAATTCGGCAAATATGGGTAAATCAAGTTTGACAAGTGAAAATATAAAATCAATGGCAATGACCTCATATCAAACAAACACTTATTCAAATAAAACAGCTGAAAGTGCAACTTTAAGTATTACTTCTACATTAGAGAGTGGTAAAGTTGTTCTTACCAGTGGATTGACAAAAGAAGGTTTGGCCGGTTTGCAGATTATTATGAATTATGATTCAACAAAACTAACTTTGGATAATGTAATATTTGATGCTGGTAGTACAATAACAAACTTCTCTACACATGATAATGGTAGATTGACTTTTGGTTCTATTGACCAATTAAAGACAGCTAGAATTAAAATAGGAACTCCATATAAATTAATCTTCACACCAAAAGTTCCACTAAGCAATACTGCAGGTTTATTCTTCTTTGTATTAGCCGATGCAGTTGATGCGAATGGTAAGAAGGTAGAACTTGTAATTGAATAATGAGAATATTATTAGCAATTTTATTATCTTTTGTAACGATTTTTGGGTTTGGGCAAGCAGTAGATGCACCAGACCCAAAATCGTTTAATGTAAATACATCGGCACAGGATGCAAGTGGATTCTCTTTAAGTGGGTTTAGTTCAACTGCAACTTTATTGGCATCAATTAGTTTAGTTAATCCACCTTCAGGTACTACATTCTATCTCAACACAACAACAGGTTTAACGGCAGCAAGTGGATTTACTTTAAGTGGTAATAAAACTCGTTTAGTTGTAACGGGAACAATGGCTAGTATTAATACGGCATTAACATCTCTAAAAATAAATACAGGTTCGGTAACGGGTGATATTAATATTTCAGTAGCTGCAACTGTAAATCCTGTTGGATACTTTTATAACGGAGTTAATGGACACTTTTATAGACCTATATCAAGCGGAGCAACTTATACAAACGCAAGAACATTATCATCTCAACAAACATTCAAAGGTCAGCAAGGATATTTGGTAACAATAACATCTGCTTCCGAAGATGCTTTTATATTTGCCAATGTTCCGCAAGCTAGTATTTGGTTTGCATTAACGGATGAAGTAGTTGAAGGTCAATGGAGAATTGATGCGGGACCTGAAGCAGGAACTTTAATTAAAACATCAAACGGACAACTAAACGGAAACATAGTAGGTCAATATAATAACTGGGCAGGTGGTGAACCAAACAATAGTGGTAATGAAGATTATGCAGTAACTAAATGGGGTGGTGGAAACCAATGGAACGATTTACCTAATAATTTTAGTTGTGCTTATGTAGTTGAATTTGGAACTTGGACTAATCCTGATGATGCAACATTTACTGAATTTTATTCCAATAGTGTTGTTCATTCAAATGGAGAAACTCTAAAGGCGGTATTTAATTTTAATTTTGGTTCTAATATAACTGAAAGTAATTTTTCATCAAAACTATTCAAAAGAAACGATGCCACATCAGTTTGGACATCTGGTGGTGATTACAAAGCACTAAATGGTTTGGGTAAAGTTTATCTTTCAAATCAATTAGATACCGCAAAACTATATTCATCTGCAATCCAAGCCGCAACCCAAAACGATATGACTGCATATAGTGAAACTGATATTGGTAAGATATATAAAATGACAATCACAGGAGCAGGTGGTGGTGGTTGGGGAACTGATATATACACCAATGACTCTTACATTCCCGCTATGGCGGTGCATGCTGGAGTTATAACTATTGGGCAAACAAAAGAAGTTTACATTAAAGTAGTTGAAGGAAAAAATAATTATCCTGGTTCAACTCGTAATGGTATCACAACTTCCGAATGGGGAGCATGGGGATTGAGTTATCAATTTGTAAACGAACCATCTTCATATAAAGCAACAATTTCAGCCGGTCAAGCGGAATTTTCTTATGTTAATATATCAAATGGAACTACAACTCTTTACATTGATTTGACAAGATTTGGAAATACCCAACCTTCAACAATTTCTAAAGTAAAAATATTAGATGTGTATGATGGACCTGTAACTTATCAACAAACATCTGCATATTGGGCACACTATATTGTTCCATCATCATTACCAAAAGTAACTGATGGAACTTCGGCATTTGCTGCTAATATACGAAATGCTAATTACAATAATTGGGCCTTTACTTCTAATATAAATTTTGCACAAAATGGTGCATACAAACAACACAAATTAGAATTTCAACAATATGATTCTGTTCAATTAAAAACCCTTTATAATAGTATTGTAACGGTATCCGATGTTTATTTGGCATTTAAAGAAGTATCTAATAGTGGAATATTCGGTAATCAAAGTGGAAACGAATTTACATATGGCATTCAATTCAAAAATGCAGATGTGGATGATAATGGTATTTTTAATGAAGCAGATTGTTTTAGATTATTACAAAACCTAACTGGTGCAAAAGATTTGATTAGTAGTTACACTTTGGATAATACAATGAAGATTATATCCGATTCTACATACTCAACGATTGGTAAATCTAATTGGACACAATTTCCAAATTATTTAGGAAAAGAATATGGATTTAGTTTATTAGATGGTGTAACGAATTATACATACAATTTGGCAGTAACTTGGAAAGGAGATGTAAACTTATCGCATTCAGCAACACCACCTTCAAACGGAATCACCACAATGTCAGCAAACGTTGGTTTGAAATCGGTAACGCTTCAACCAACAGCATACATCATTTCGGAAATAAAAGGTGATAGCCTAATTGCATATATTAAGTTCAATCCAAATTCAAATCAAATAGTAGGAACTCAATTTCAGATAAACTATGATAACACCATTCTAAAGTACACAGGAACCAATTTTAGAACCACAGGTTCTCCTATAAACTTTGGGACAGATAAAGGTTCATTTATTAATTTGGGTTCTATAAACACCTCTGGTGAACTTCTGGATGGGTCTACCGAATACCGATTGGGTTTCAAATTAAATAAACAAATCCCTAACTCATTGGGATTACTATCCATAGCTACTAATGAAGCTGTGAATGTGAGTGGAACTAGTGTAAAAATAAAGATACAATAATGAAATGGATTAAAATTATAATATTATGTTGTGTGATTTTTATAATCGGATGCCGCAAGGTATCTGTAGAACCAATTCCACAACCACAACCCCTTGATATATTTTCTTCAAAGGAAGTAACAATAACAAATGAAGGTGAAATAAACTTTAATTTAAAATCAGAGGGAGTATTTACACTTACTCTTTTTGATTCAATAGGTCAAAATGTTGTAGCGAGAGAAAGAATAATTGGTAAAAATGGAATAAATTCCTTAAAGTTATATACAAAATCGTTACCTGTTAGATATTTATATTTATCTTTGGAAGATGAGAATAGTGTCCAAATAGGTAAGACGTTACTGATAATAAACTAAAAAGGTATTAAAATGAAAAAAGTATTATTAGTATTATTTGGAGCTATCATCTTGGTTGGATGTAGAAAATCTCCAATTGATATAATTCAACCTGTAAATCCAAATGCAGAATTAAATATGTCAGCATCCGCTGGTATTAAGTTACAATCACAATTTGTCACTTCAGAAGTGGCGATGAACGTTAAGTTAGAAGCTGCAGGAAATGTGACAGTTAAAATTTTAGATATTGCAAATAGAGTGGTATCAAAAGAAACAATGTACGCAAATTCTGGAGATAATATATTAAAGGTATATACTACCGCGTTACCCGCATCGGCATATAGAGTAGCTGTATATGATGCGAGTGGTAAAATGATTGGTATTACCGATTTTAATAAGTTATAAATTTAAACAAGAAAAAGTAACATAAAATGGCAGACGAACAAGAACAACAAGGCGGTGGTTCATCAATTAAGAATGTAATCATCGGATTTATCTCAACTATAACTTTAGGTGTAGGTGGATGGGTAACAACAAAATTAACAGGTGGTGATGAAGAAAAACCAGCAGTTCAACAAGCTGCACCGGTAATCAACATCCAAAACACACAACAACAATCAGCAGGTAAGACTGTAATTGTAAATGGTGGCGGTGGAAATAGTGGTGGAACGGCTAAACCAGCAGCTCCAGCGGCAGCACCAAAGAAGAAAGAAGGTGATGAATTCAAAGAGAAGCCAGCTGAATGGTAATCTATGGGATATAAAATAGGTGTTACATTATTTTTTATAGCTTTCTTAATGTGGGCTATGAATCATGCAAATAACGAAAGAATACGAAAAGAAAATGAGTAACAATCAACAACCGCCAAGCGGATTTAAAGAATTATTAAATAAAATGATGAGCCGTAGATGGTATATTACCGCTATGGTATTGGGTGGGTTTATGTTTATAATGGCAGGGATGTTCTTTGCGATTTTTAATAAATCTGCAATAGAAGGAGAATGGAAAGAACTTCTTTTATTGTTGTTAGGAGCTTTCATTGGTTCTTATGGTAAAATCATTGACTATTGGTTTAGTGATACCGATAAGGATAAAATGCTAGTTCAAAAAATGGATGAAGAAGATGGTACATCATTAAGCAACACTGCTGATATGCCTATAACTCCACCAAACAATACTCCATTAATTCCTGATGCATTTGTTCAAGCGGCAAATAACGCACATGAAATTAATTTGATTGAAGCTAACAAACCAAAAGAAGAAAAAGTAGAACCACAAATTACTGATGCTGTAACAACTCCAAAAGCAGGTAGAACCGGTGTTGAAGTGGATGAAGATGGTGATGGTGTAATGGATGGTATTGATTTTGATGGTGATGGTAAGATTGATGCATATTTCGCACACAGACAATGTGAACATATTTGGGGTGATGTAGATGGTGATGGTGATGAAGAATGCTTGAAGTGTGGAAAAATAAAAGATGAAGATGCTGAAATGGCAGGATAAATTAGTTATGTATTTGTTACATTAATTAATTAAAATGTAAAATTATGGGATTCATTAAAGAACTTTTTAAAGACAACAACGATATCAACGAAAAATCAGTAGTTGGTTTCTTGTCATTCGCAATGATGGTAATTGCTTTATTCGTAGACCTTATCACAGGTTGGATGGGTAAAGAACTATTAATCAATGAATATATCTTCAATGGTTTCTTGGTTATCACATTAGGTTCATTCGGTATCGCTTCGGTTGATAAGTACATCAATAGAAAAGCAGAGCACGATAAGAACAAATTGGATGCTGGGGCTGAAGAAGAATTAGGATAATTGTATTTCCTTTAACTGTAGGAAGGGCGGAAATATTTTAAAGGGAGAACATAGTTTCTCCCTTTTTTTATATTTATACCAAATAAAATGTTATGGCTTTACCTTGTCCGGCTTGTAAAAAACCAATCGGTTTAACTTTAGAATTTATCATAAAACATCCGGTTTCTGCTTGTCCACATTGTCAAGTTATTATGGATTTTACTGTAAATGAGGAGATTAAAAAGAGTTTTAATGAAGCTATTTCAGAAATAGATAAGATAAAAAAACAATATAAAGGAATGGTTAAGTTTTCATAATGGTATGGTGTTTTGATAATTTCTGATATTTATGAAGAACAAGTTATACTAATTTAATTCAAAAAATAAAATTTTATGGCAGGAATCGCAGACCAATTCGCAGGACTTCCAATAGAGGAACTAATTGTTTCCCCTATCGTTGGAATGGCTAAAGGACAGGCAAAATTAAACGAAGTAACTTGGAAATACATTTCTGAAGTAGCTTTCGTAAAAGATGAAAAGACAGGTAAAACATCTGCTCGTTCATTAGATGTAGAAATGAATCGTGTTGTTACAAACGGTCAAACTGGAGAACAAGAAATACAAAAATTGTATAACAAAGTTCCGATGTTACCATTAGTACCATTACCTTCATTAGCAATTACTTCAGCAGACATTGAATTCTCTATGGAAGTAAAAACATCAGAAGCATCAAAAGATACAGTAGCTACTGAAAACAGCTATGAAGCATCTGCAAGTGGAAGATGGTGGGGTATGAGCTTTAGCGCTAAAGTAGCAGGTAAAGTTGCAACCAACAAAGAAAACACTAGAAGTACTGACAACTCAGCAAAATACAATGTAAAAGTACACGCTGAACAATTACCAGCAAC